CATATCCATTCCCTCTAAGACCGCTCCTTCCGGTAAATCTACTGCCTCTAATTCCGCTGTTTTAAGTACAGGAATATCATTGGCTAGAACCTTGACTGTTTTCCCATTTTGTATTTTCTCTGCGGCTGCAGTCGGCTTATCACCTGCTCTGATTCTTCTGCCACCACGGTTCGTACCGTCCCTTGCCATTATTCACACTCCTCAATCTATATCTTAGGGTTAATCCCCTGTTTGAACTGCTCTTTTTGTGCGTGAAGCCCCCCGCCCGTTCCTCCCGTACAAGGGTTTTGAGATTTGACCTCCCCCTCCCTGCACCTTCATCAGTGCCAACGGTCACCATTTTGTGCATGAATCCTTGCATGGCATTCTTTACACAAAGCTATGAGGTTCTTCCTATCATGCGTTCCTCCTTGGGCCAACGGAAGTTTATGGTGTATCTCTTCAGTCGCAACATACCTGCCCTTTGTTAAGCATTCCTCACACAAAGGATGCTCCGCAGCATAGCTGTCACGGATTCGCTTCCAAGCGCGTCCATATCTACGGCGTACAGCAGGATTCCTGTCGTACTTCTCATAGCGTTTGTTTTCTTCTTTCTGGTGTTTCTCACAAAACCGTCCATCCGTTAAGTCAGGACAGCCTGGATAAGAACACGGTCGTTTAGGTTTTCTTGGCATCTTCTCACCTCATTTTAGGCATAATAAAAGCCCTGCAGGTCGGTGTGACCCACAAGGCTTTCTACGATTTTACCCGTTTATATTTTTTTTGCTTTTCGCTATTATAATAATATCACAGGTGCTTACTCTCATTCTATCACATTAACTCTCATGTTCCGGTGGCAAGATAATTTCTTTCAGTGCCGCACTATGCATTCGGTGTATGTGCTGCATAGAATAATTCATATCCACGGCAATCTGCTCCCATGAGATAAAGCACAGATATCGTTTTTCTAACAGCGTCTGGTATTCCACATTTGGCACGGCTTTTATAACACCCATGATTTCTCGCTTTAGTTCTACAAGCGCATTGATGTCCATATTTATTTCTTCCTGCAAAGAAACAATTTTAATTACGGCATCTGCCATCTTGGAACCGCCACGGTTTGGATTTCTCGGCATATCACTGATTACAGCGGAACAGCTTGTAGCTAAATCATTTAAGGATTCCACCTGCTGAACCTTCGAGTGAATACGCTCATCCAGATATCGTGCCTGCAATAAGTATTCTTTTTCTGTCATATCCTTACCTCCGAAATTTTGTATTCCACTCGGATTGGCTTGGATTGTCATAGGTTGACTCTGATTTTCATAGATTGGCTTTTACGGCATCAATCAAGGCGGATTGGGAGGTATCCTTGGTTTTCAGTGCCTTGATGATTCTCTCGTCAATGGTGTCTTTTGCTATGATGTGGGTAATGACCACGGTTTCTGCGGACTGACCCTGCCGCCAAAGTCTGGCATTGGTCTGCTGATATAATTCTAGTGACCATGTGATGCCGAACCATACCAAGGCAGAACCACCCTGCTGTAGGTTCAGGCCGTGTCCTGCCGATGCCGGATGTATTACGGCAATTGGGATACTGCCGTGATTCCAGTCGGCTATATCCTTTGCGGTCTTGATTTCTCTCACATCAAAGCGTTTTTTGATACGCTCCAAATCGTGACGAAACCAATATGCCACAAGGACAGGCTTTCCGTTTGCCGATTCGATGATATCCTCCAGTGCATCCAGCTTTCTCTGGTGTATCTCCAAAACGCTCTCATCATCGAAATAAACTGCTCCGTTTGCCATCTGGGACAGCTTGCCTGTTAGCGATGCGGCATTGGCGGCTGTTATCTCTCCATCCGGCAGCTGAAGGATGAGGTCTTTTTTGAGTTCCTCGTATTTCTTCTTTTCCGCTTCCGACAATTCCACCGCCAGCTGTGTGCTGATCAGTTCCGGCATTTTCAGATGGTCGGTAGATTTCATGGAAATCGTTATATCTGAAATCTTGTCATAAATCTGCTGCTCTGCATTGGGTAGTGGCTTGTAGCTGTAAATAATCCGACCGTTCCTCTTATCCGGGGAGAAGTAGGCCGTTCGGTATTGACCGATGAATCTCCCTAACCTTACGCCCATATCCAGCAGTTTGAACTCTGCAAATAAATCCATCAGACCATTGCTGGAAGGAGTGCCAGTCAGACCTACCATTCTTTTTACCTTCGGTCTTGCCTTCATCAGTGCCTTGAACCGCTTGGACTGATAATTCTTGAAGGACGAAAGCTCATCCACAACCACCATATCAAAGTCAAAGGAAACCCCGCTTTTCTCAATCAGCCACTGCACGTTCTCGCGGTTTATGATGTAAATATCCGCCTGTGTTTTCAGTGCCAACAGTCGTTCTGACTCAGAACCAACTGCCACCGAATACTGCAAGAGGCACAGATGCTCCCAATGTTGTATCTCATTCGCCCAAACATTACCTACTCTCAAAGGGCATATAACTAAAACACGATGAATATCAAAATAGTCAAACATCAAATCATTTATAGCCGTAAGTGATGTTACAGTTTTCCCAAGTCCACAATCTAAAAGGACTGCAGCTACAGGATGTTCAATAATAAAATTGACACTATATTCCTGATACCCATGCAAATCATTCTTTTTTAATAAATCTGCCATGACAGTCCCTCTCTTTCTGGGAAGCGTGTATTTTCATATGCTCTGAAGCTGTAACAACTTTTAAATTGGCAAAATCATTATTTAGATGATTGCCGTCAATATGATGAACATCCTCATTCTCTTGAAGTTTTCGTCCAATCTTCATTTCTGCAAGCCTGCGATACAGTTTTTCTCCTGATATCATTTGATTATCTGCACCAGCTTTTTCAAAATTGACGTAGTCGATATAGCACCCATAATCACAAAAATTATGCTCGTTTCTTGCAACATCAGAACGCTTTTTGTAAATTGGATTGCCACACCAATCGCATGATACATATATTTTTTTCACTTTGAATTCATAGCTGCATTCTGGGCAACAGAAGAAATGTTCGTTTCTCTTTTTATGGTTACCTCTGTATTCAAAAATTTTCCCACAGTTATCACACGTTCGCAGACTCTTCAATCGAAAACGTTCTGCGTTTGCTTTTCCTAAACACGCTCTGCAGCAATAGTTTTTTTCATGAATGTGATTATGGTTTCTCTCAAATTCTTTTCCACACCAGTCACATTGAATTTTCAATTTCATCAAGAACCCCTCCAATCTGCTCCGCATCATCCAGTACATACACTCGAAATCCCAGACAGCTCAGTAATCTGTGCCTTGCCAGCTGCAATGGTCTTGGTTTTTCTCCCGGTGCTTTCACTTCCACAAAGGCGAACTTACCATGCGGAAGAAGCAGTAAACGATCCGGCATACCATCGAAACCGGGAGAAGTGAACTTCGGACATATCCCGCCATGCTTTTTTACTGCCGTTACAAGTTTCTGTTCTATGATTTTTTCTCTCATTTCATCCTCTCCTAAAATCACAAGACACAACTGACACAACCATCTCGGAAAATTTCTATACGTGCGTATATGCCTGTACACGCTTGCATTACCCTATATAAAATAGAAATAATTTATATAGTAATTCTTGTGATACTTGTGTCAGCTGATGTCTGATAGTGCCTGTTTTCAAGGCTTTTTTGCTGTTCACAACCTACGACTTGGAACACAGGCTGTTAAAATCACAACCTCTCATAAATTCTCTGCCTGCCATAGATGGCGAGCTTTCTGATTTTGTCCGTTCTCTGCCAGCTGTCCACTTTGGTCATAAGGGCGGCTATCGCATAGGAGTCGGATGGTTTGAGGTCGGATAAGTTCCTACAGAAGCATTCGCTCCAGATTTCCGCATTGCTGACCGTCTTTCTTTGTACAGTACCCTTGACCGCAGTATTGTCCGTGAAGAAATTCCTTCTCTCGTACAAATCCATACTGTTCCAGTTCTCCGGCAGAAGGGTATTCAGATATTCCTCCACAATGCCCTGACGCTCATCGGTCTCCATCGCATCGATCTGTTCGCTCAAGGCTTCACTGCTTTCCTCCATATTCAGATACAAAGGCTCGCCCTGCCCATACAGGTACTTTGCCTCCGCCCACATCTGCAAAACCTCTTCACTGGTTATATCCCACGATTTACGCTTTGTTTTCCCGGTCACCTTAATCGGCCAGAAGCGGCGGTTGCCCGTAATGTCACGCAGGAATCCTGTCTCGGAGTTGGTGGTACCCACAATGACACACTGCCTTGGATGACTTTCCACTGTTCTGCCATAGGACGGGCGATAGATATCATCTGTGCGGCTAACAAAGGCTTTTACAACTTCAATGTCCGCTTTCTTAAGACCAGCCAGTTCGCCCAGCTCCAGAATCCAATATCCCTGCAGTTTCTCCGCTCCTGCCTTATCCTTCATATCCGTCAGATTCAGACTGTCAGAATAATACTCTTTCCCCATTCTGGCAAAGATGGTGGACTTGCCGCAGCCCTGCGGACCTACAAGCACCACCACGGAATCGAACTTTGTACCCGGCTCGTAAATTCTCGCTACCGCCGCCACAAAGGATTTTCTGGTCGCAGCCTTCACATACCCGGTGCTGTTCGCACCAAGGAAATCAATATAGAGATTTTCGAGCCTTGTCACACCATCCCACTCCGGCAGAGCATCCAGCCATTCACGCAGGGGATTGAAATGCCTGTCCTCGACCACCTTCGTAAATGCCACATCATGGTTTCGGCTGGAGAATGTTTCATAGCGGATGTCAATCAGCGCCTTCATCTGTGCTGTATCTGCATCCCTCCAGAATTTGTTGTCACCGGGTCTTGTCCACGGCACGGCTCCCGTAATCTGCACTCTGCCCACCAGCTCATTGAATGCGATATTCGCAAAGTCAGGATCATTGTTTAAAATCAGCATCAGATTCCACACGCTGTTTTCAAGACACTTGCTTCTTGGCATATAACGGAGCTTCGTCTGCCAGTCTGTGTCCTCTGCAAACTCCTCCGCCGCCATCCTTTTCTTTTCCTCAAGGTCTGCCAGCTTTACCTTATCCAGAGTCATGACGAACTCGCACATCTGCTTATAGGATTTTTTCTCATCGTCATCGCCAAATTTATGGATACGGACAATATCAAAAGCATTGCACAGCTTTAAGTAAGCAGGGTCTTTGGCATGGTGGCTGTAGACAAATTTTCCGTTCTCCTTGATTTCCACACCTGCCATACTGCTTGACTCGATTAAATGATAGCGGCTGTCCGTGTCGGTCGGCTCATAAACATCCGAAAGGAACTCATCCACGGCAAGATTCACAGGGAAGTAAACCCTGTTGAAAAGACCGACCACACCTTCTTTTTCAAGCGGGTCCTGCACTTTTTTGAAGCTGGCTGTATTTGCCTTGCTCTCCCTCGATGAAGTCGGAAGTCTGGTAGGGTCAGTCCATTCCGGGTGTGCCGATAAAATCTCGTCCGGGTCAAGCCAGTCCTTGTCGGTTTCCTTATACACGAATACACCGTTGGAAGGAGTGCTTGGCCAGTACATCAGCTGATTCGGCTGGTAGGAGCATTCATCAAAATAATCCATGCCCAGTGCCTGTGCCAGATATCTTGCCACCGCCACATATTCCTCGGAGGTCACATCCCTTGTAAGCGGGAATACCAGACGCACTCTCGGATTTTCATCCGTATGACTGTGGGTGGTGTAAAGGGCAGAGGTATAGGGTGCGTTCTTCTCATAATCCTTCAGAAACTCCGCATCGATTCTGTCTCCGTCCAACGCCACCATAGAACGGGATTCCACGGTATCAATCTTTCGTCTGCCGCCCTTTAACACCCCGGCAACGAAACCGCCGTGGTCTTTTACGGCATCACGCTGTGCCTTGGTAAACTTGGCATATTCCTCCGCCGACTCTGAGGTTCTGATGGTTGTTTTCAGACGTTCCTTCAAATCAGAAAAGCGAATAGTCTTATTGCTCCACTGCTTTGCCGTCCTGCTGTTGCCATAGGCAATATTCAAATCACGCATCTTTGCTTACCTCCTTCAAATCACTTCCGAAATATCGCAGTCTGTATTTTTTTCTCTTGGCTCTCCTGATTTCCGCATCCATTCCTGATGAGATGCTTTCGCCAAACACCCAAACCTCGGTGCAATGGTTCATCAGCACATTTCCAAAATGGAGCCCCAGTTCACGTGACCTTAAATCGTTATCGTTAAGAAACTGCGGAAACAGCAAATGCGGAGCAATGGGGATATACCCATGCTCCACAGCAAAACGGCTGTACTTTCGTGCATTTGCAATGTTCCCGGCAACATCTCCCGAAAACGGGGAGCATACATACACCATCGGTCTGTACGCTCTCGCTGCCTTCGTTTGCTGTTCGATATTAGATAAGGCACCGTAGGTGGTCGGATCAGGATAGCCCTCGCTGTTATACCTGCTAATCGACATCACTATCCTCCTGTTCCATTGTTGGCAAAATCCCATCTGCTTTTAATAATTCATAGACAAACAATCTGCCTTTTTGTGTCCAGTAGGTATGTGGCTTAGTATGAATCGTTCCGTCATTAGCAGAATAGCTATGTGTCTTGGTGTTTGTATAACCTTTTTCTGCGTATTTCTGATATAACAGCCAAATCTCGCCCTGTTTAAACTGCACACCTTTTTCATGGAGATAACGATTCATCCAAATAGCAGACTTTCCATAATCTTTCGCTACCGTAGAAGTGGAAATAAGGTCTTTGCAGTTAAGTACCACATCGTAATAGCTTGCCTTTGGCTTCATTTCCGCAATCTGCTGTTTTTGGACGGCAGTAGTTTGTTCAAGCAGTCGGTTCTTTTCTCGCTCTTCCTTTAATGCAGTAAATGCTGCAATCGCAAGGTCAGGATTTGCAATTAGTTCATCTGTCGCATACACACCATGTTTTCTTATAGTTGGAAGAATCTCGCTTGTTACCCAACGTTTAAACCTTCTTGCATTCGGCATCTTGCTAGAAAGAATAAGGCTGTACAGGCCAGACTCATTGATAAGCCAACCACCACGCTGACCTAACTCAATCCCAAAACAGGACTGAGTTTTACCATCTATCAAAATACGATCATCTTCATCTACATGGTCCATAGTAGCTTTTGTACTTCTTTCATAGCCAAGAATCTCAGCTACATCCTTTCCTACAAAATAGGGAACTCCATTAATGTCTGCTGTTCTCACCGAGCCAAACTCTGCATTTTGAAAAATTTGCATTTCGTTCATTGAAATACCTCCCATTCTTATTTGGAGGATTAGTCCTCCTATCTCATAGCCATGGCAGAAGATCAAATCTGACGATTTTTAAAAAT